GAATCATTTGCCGCTTCTTATCCTTGTCATTCGCTATTAGCTGAATTTTCCTTCTTAATTCATCAAATCCTTTTATTTCAACTAAACTTTTCGGCATTTTAAATAATTCCAGGTTATTTTTTAACGTTTAACTATTCACGCTTACTGCATTTAAGTATTAAATAATTTTTACGTTCAATTTGTTCAACACTGTGAATGTTGTATGTTCCATCAGCATCATCAATACTCATTTGTGTACCGTTTTGCACTAATTCATTATCATAACGCACGGTATATTTTCTTACATTTAAAGCAATTATTTTTCCATCTTCATTTTCATTACCACTTACATCATCCAGTTTAGACCAGGTTTGTGCATACAACACTTCAGATTTGATTTTTTCACCTGTTGTTGTAATGGTGGTTTGTATTTGGTTAATGTTTACCAAACGATCCAATTGCCCTATGTACACCGCTTTTTTCATTAATAATAAAATCGGTATTTACTTAATATGTTTGTGCTTGCCTTTGGTAATACTTCCACACTATCCTGGCGGCTTTCGTAATAACTACTCGCAATTAAAAACACTGCCTGTTTTAATGCCATTGGCAAATTAGCCGGTGCATTGTAACCGGTAGTTGCTGTAATTTTTATGTATGTATCATCTTTAATAGTTGGTAGATTATCAACATCATTGAAATATATTTCAAACTGATATGCATCCAACGGTCTTAATTCATACAAATCATCACTCAATGTTTGCGAATCACCATTTTCATCGGTGTATATTACACTGTCTATACTTTGAACCGGTGATAACGGTATTGCATACGATCCATTCCATTCCACTAAATCAATTCTGAATTTAGCTTCGTTTATATTGGTGCAGGTGTAATTTTCAGCATCCATTATTGCTGCATCAATGTATTGTTGTAACAATGCATCTTCAGAAGTATTGGAACCTAATTTTAACTGTACTTTCATTTCAGCAATAGAAATTAGTTCAGTATAATTGTGAATTAAGGAATGTATGTACGTTGCCATTTTTATTTTACTTTAATTGCATATTTGGCATCAATCAATTCTTTTGCCTGTTTTGATTCCATTAAAATTACATCGCCTACATTGTGCGATAAATTAAATTTACCGGCAACTGCCAATACAATTTTTATTTTTGTTTTCCGCGAAGTTCTTTTCGGTTTCTTTTCCATACTTCAAATTTTAAAATGTTTTAAATAATAAAAGGGTTGGCCGGTTTCCCTACACCAACCCTTTACCAAACTAACTGCAAATATTTAACTCAAATAAATAAAATGAAAATACTATCTTATGCTACAGTCAACACTTTGTTGATTGCAAACGCTTTTTCGTTTGTTAATGCAACATCAGAATATCCTTCAATAATTAATCTAACTTTTCCTGAAGCTGCCTGTGTGTAAGGATCAACAATTATTGAAACTGCACCCCAGTAACCAACTGTTAATTGATTCCAATCACCAAATATCATTGGATGTGATGCACCTGCATCTAACGTTGGCATTAATGTTGAAGCCATTAACGGATAACCGTTTATTTCTTTACCATCAGATAAGAAAATACCACTTCCTGCATCAATTTTAGTTGCTTTTGCTTTTGCTCTTACTTTTGTATCAGCTAAATAACCACGTTTAACATTTGTACCATCAGCAGCATCAACCAATCCTTCTAAATTAACAGCAATGTCATGTGTTAAATTTGAAGCTGTAGTATCAATATTTGTTGTAATTAATGAATATAAACCAGTTGGAGCATCACCACTTCCGTTTAATGCTGCAGAAGTAACTGCATTACCATACGCAATGTTAATTTGCTCAATTACATACGCTTCAACATTGAATGAAGTTTGTAACAATAGTTTTTTAGAAATATCAACAACCCCACTACATCTATGTGGTTTTAATGTAGGACCTGCAAAACCAACATCAGTTGCTGAAGTTGCTGCAGTTTCTGCACCATAAGCAAATGTAAACGCTCCTGAAGTTGGTAATGGTACATCACCTACTAAACCGCTCATTACATTAACACCTAATTGTTCAATTGGTAAAACCGGTTGTAATGGTCTAACTAATTGTGGAGTACTTGCTACCAATGCACCACCTTTTGCACCTGCATCACCATCAACCGTTTGCGCACGTAACATTGAACCAGGAATTGAAATTGCATTGCCATCAGGTACATTTAACCCTTCAGATCGCATTTCTTCCATTGCTCTTTCATGTACTTCAGCATCATCAGCATGTAATGGTTTACCATGTGCCAATGCAGATAATGATCTTAATAAAGAAAATCTTTTTTCTTCTTTTACTTCTTCAACAGGTTCATCAACCACAACACCTGCAACAGCTGCAACGCGTTTTTCATTGGCTTCAAATTGTTCTGCTCTTTTTACTGATACATCAAAACCTTCAATGCGGTTTTGTAAATCGTCAAATTTTGTTTGTTCTTCAGTTTTTAAAGATTCTCCGGCACCTTGTACCAGTCTTTGTTGCTCCGTGATTAATGAAGCACGTTCTTCTTTTAATTGTTTACTTGTTTTCATTTGTTATACAAATTTTTATTAATAATTAATTGTGCTTCACACACACTTTTGTTTTCTGTTTTTATTTCTGTAGGAATTACATTCAAATCATCGGTTGCTTCACTGCGAATTTCATTAATGGTTTGTTCGTTGCGTTTGTGCGCTTCAGGATTTGCACCTGCAGTTACAATACTCCATTCAAACAATTCTGATTTTGTGAAATACAATACATCAGCATCTTCATTATTATTTTTATCACCGTAACGCGCCTGTAATACACGCGCTCCAACAGATGCCATTTTTAAAGTACCATTCATTACTTTTTGCAGTACTTTTTCGGCTTTTGGGTTGGTATCGGCATCTTCAAAAGTTACGCGACCTATAAGTTTATCATCTTCAACATACACTTCAGAAGTTCCAATTATATCATCCGGATCAGCGGTGTGGCTGCGGTGTTGGTAACATACAATCGGATTTTTAGCATAACGGTTTAAATCCCATCCATCCATTTTAAAAATGGTTCCGTAGCTATCTTTTGCTTCAGAAGAAATAACAAATTCAACCGTTCTGTTGCTTTCATCAGCCATTTCCAAACTACTGGTGCGCACGTATGCATTGCGCTGCACTATACGTTGTTTTTTAGTCATTTTTAGTGTTTTTTAAATTTTCATCAATCTGTTGCATTGTTTGGGTGTTTACCGGTGTTAATGGTTCATCTAAACCATCCAATCCGTTTAAATCTAACAATTGGCGCACTTCGTTACGTGTATAAACTCCGCTAAATATTAGTTTACTAAAATATTCAGCTTGCGTTTTTTTATCGGCACGCAACAATGCACCTTCATTAGATTTTATATAAAAACCACCGTTTTGTTCGGCTGCAGTAAATAGTTTTACTTCGTATTCTAAATCAAACTTAATGGCCCACGGTAAAATGGAATCGGCAACGTGTTGTATTTCCAGGTTTTCGGTAATACTATTATTTACATTGTCTAAACTTTTAAGTTTGTGTGGTGGAATGTTTAACCATCGCGCCACTTCTTCAATACCATATTTGTTAGTTGATAAAAACATGGCTTCCTGCGGTGTAATTTTTAGGTGTTGGAATGATCCACCTTCATCAATTACCGCCACTTTCCAGTTTCCTGATCGGTCTAATGTTGAACCCAATGCAGAAGAATAACGTGTTTTTGCATCCGGATCCATTGCTTTTGGCGTTGTTACCACTGCTGTGCCTACTCCTTTGGTAGTGTAATAATCTTCTGAAAATTCCTGTGATGATAATGAAACACCTAAACTTTTTGCAGCATGTTGAATTACAGAAATTCCGGTTATTCCGTTATAACTAAAACCAGGCACGTGTAACATGTCCTCTGAAGGCACGGTTTTACCATCGTATCGATAGTATAGTTTTGAATTATGTTTTAAGACTGTTACAGGTGTTTTGTCCTGGTCTATTAGTTGCAATGCAATTGGCTTTGCTGTGTTTTGATTGCGCTCGACAAATGCGTATGCATTGCCTTTTAATATAGCGTTCATTAACATTAATTTGTTGAATGAAAACGAACTCATATATTGGTTTGGTCGTTTTGCAATTAAGTATTGCACATTATGATTTGATATTTTAACGCGGCCCTTGTCGGTTTTTTGGAAAACTGCTTTTGGTAATTTTGCAAAATCGTTGGTTATAATATCAATGGCATTGTAAAATGCTGATAACTGGAGCGCGGTTTTTTCGTTCACCGGCACACCGTTTTTTGTTGATATACCACCAAACAAACTGATACCACCATTACCAACGGTTGTTGGTGTGGTGGTACGTTTTGAGGTAATTAATGGTTGTAATGCTTTTTGTAAATCTAACACTGTACACTTGTTTTACAATGTAAAGGTGCGAAGGTTTACACGTTATATTCCTCACAAAATGTGAGTTTTTATTTTAAT